GGGGTCGTGGTCTTGGCAAAACCTTTTCTGCCGCCATGTTCTGTATTTTACAATGCGTCTTTAATCCTGGCTCTAAAATTCTAATAGCTGGTCCGACATTCAGGACTGCTCGTTTTATTTTTAATCATATAGAAAAAGTGTGCGATAGTCATGAAGCTAAACTCTTATTTCAAGCAATGGGTGTGAAAAGCAAGAGGAATGACGAATTTAGATGGGCTATTAATGGCGGAGAAATTGTAGCAATCCCGCTGAATGGAGAAAAAATTCGTGGTTTCCGCGCCAACGTTCTTATCATTGATGAATTTCTTCTTATGAATGAAGATTTAGTTGAACAAGTTTTAATGCCGTTCCTTTTGGCTCCCCAAGATATTAAAGAGCGCCAAGTTATTAGGGCAAAAGAAACTGAACTTATTAGAAGAGGAGTTCTTACTGAAGAAGAACGTATGGTATTCGATAATAAGGCTAAATTAATAGCTTTGTCGTCAGCCAGTTATACTTGCGAATATCTTTATAAGAAATATGATGAGTTCGTAAAGCAAATTTATTCGGATTCAATGCCTGAAAATGGGGCTAAATATTTTGTTAGTCAAATGGCTTGGGATTCGATTTCTGTTGATCGTATCGACAAGAGTATTATCGAAATGGCACAGAGTAATGAATCCAATGCGGCGACTTTTAAAAGAGAATATGGCGCTCAATTTATCGATGGTTCTGATAGTTATTTTTCAATGAAAAAAATGATTGAATGTACTATTCCAGATGGAGAATCTCCTACTCTTCTTTTACAAGGCAAGAAAAATAAGAAATATCTTTTAGCTATCGATCCGAATTTCTCTAATTCTCCAACCGCTGACCATTTTGCTATGTGCCTTATAGAATTAGACGATGATGGTAAAATAGGAGGCACGGTTGTCCATAATTATGCAAAAGCTGGAAAAGATCTAAAAGATCATATTAATTATTTTTATTATCTTTATGATAATTTTAATATTGAAATGATTATTATCGACTATGCTGGTTATCAGTTCTTAGAATCGGCTAATGAAAGCGAACTTTTTAGGAAAGCCAACGCAGAAATCAAAGTATTTGAGTTTTACGCCGAAAAAGATGGAGAAGAGTGGGAAGAACAATTAAAATTGGCTAGAAAAGGTTATAATAAAGAGATAAAAAAAATAGCTTTTACTCAATATTTTACTTCAGATTTTATTAGAAAGGGCAACGAATGGCTTCAGGGATGTATCGATTATAAAAAGATTTGGTTTGGGGGGGGAATTAAGGCTGATGGTTCTGCTTTCGATCAAGCGGTTTCTGCTAATGTTGATTTGAAATTAGTGGGCGAAGACGATACGACAGAATTCATTGATAATCAAGAAATTTTGCTTAAAAACATGAAATACGAGTGCGCATCTATTGAAGTAAAAACCACTGCCAAGGGGACTCAAAGTTTTGATTTGCCACAGATTATGAAAAGGGATCATACTTCCTCTAGAATGCGCCGAGACTCTTATACATCTCTTATGTTAGCTTGTTGGGGCATGAAATGCTATTTTGATATTATGACCGGTCCTAGAGAGGACGTTGAAACGACTTTCGAGCCCATTCTTTTGTGAATAGGTATTAAAAGGTGTAATTATGTTTTATAAAAAGTTATAATAATAAAATGGCATAAGATATGGCATATGACTCTACGATAAGGCTAAGGCAAATAAATCAAACAGAGCTTTCTGGCTTTGTTACTGGTTTATTTTCTTCTTTTCCACAACAGAGCATATCTGGTGATATTATTCCTTCTGCTTCAGGAATTTACAAAGTGGGTTCTTCTGGTAATCCATATGCCAAAGTTTATACAAATCAATTAAATATCTCGTCTGGAAGTGGTATTTATTTTGGAAATACCTTTTTTAATGCCTATACATCTGGAGGCATGGGGACCATTAATATTGGTGGATATACAATTAGTTCTTCTGGTAATTTTATATCAATTCAGGGGCCTCAAGGTATTCAGGGGCCAAGCGGCGCTACTGGTATAATCGGACCAACAGGCACAAGTGTCACTGGAATAGTCTATGACCAAGTTCATTCTGCTTTAAATTTTTATCTTTCAAACAACACAATAACTGGAGTATCTATACCCGCAATTGTCGGACCAACTGGAGCTTCGGTAACTGGTTTTTATCAAAGCGGTTCATATATTTTTCCTCAATTTAACCAGTCAAAAGGGGTGGGGGCACCCGTTCTTTTACCAGTAGGACCGGCAGGGCCTCCTGGATCAGTAAGTTTGTATATGGCCTCTGGATATCAAGTTCCACCGGCTAATTTAATTTTAAATTTTCCTTCTGGAGTAGTTGTAAATAATTATTACGATAATGGATATTTCCCTGATATTTCTTTGATGAGGGGGATGTCCTATACGATTGATTTCAGTGGTTTAAATACCCATACAATAACTGCTCAGGATTATGCATTCTTAACTGGTATTTTTTCTGGGCAAATCAGTAATGTTCCTAATATTGGGACTCCTATCAATTATTATTCTGATCCAGTAAATGGAACTGGATATTGGAGATTTGTTTTTTTTGATGCTTTAACCGGTTCTCATGGAGGATATATCCCTTCTAATTTACTTCCTGGATTACCACTTTATTCGGGCGAATATTCTAGCGTGGTTAATAGTCCTTCAGCAATCGAGGCAAAAAATACTGAAGTTTATGGCGCTTCTTTAATCACTAATATCTATCGCACCAATATATCTTTTAATGTTAATTTTACCGCACAAAATCAATATAAATATGGTTTTGTAGTTTATACTTTATCTAATAACTCAGCTTCAGATGTCATCCTTGGAAATACAAGTAATAGTTATTATTATGCTTATATCTGCGGTAATGTTTATATTTCTTCTGGGGTGGGGCCTCCAGGACCTCCAGGAACTGGAATACAAGGTCCGCAAGGCATTCAAGGTAATCCTGGATTAACTGGTCCTGCTGGTTCTCCAGGTGCAGCTGGAGTAGGTATAACTAGTGTTAATTATCAAAATCCTTCGCCCAATTATTATCAATTACAATTTAATTTAACTGATGGTTCTCAGACTTCTTGGATTCCATTACCTAGCGGAGGACCTTCTGGAGCTAATGGGGCTACTGGTCCTGTGGGATCTTTAACTAATTATTTTCAAGGAGCTTATTCTACTGGTACAACTTATACAACTAATTCTACTATTTCTTATAGCGGATCTACTTATATTAATACTGGTTCGACAGGATCTTTAAATATAGCTCCTCCTAGTATCCCTTGGCAACTACTCGCCCAAAAAGGAGATACTGGCCCAACTGGAGCCACGGGTGCCGCTGGATATGCAGATAAATATTTTTCTAATTTTTATGTAATTTCTGGTATTCCTACCGGAACGGGAAATTTTATATCGGGAACAACTGGAATTAGTGTCACTGGAGGAAATCTCAGCGGAATAAATGCTAAATTCACGACAGGCCAAATTGTTTCTTTCCAAAACTCTGGATTGATTGGATATGCTTATTCTCCTTATCAACAAATTCTTGTCTCTACCAATACTTATACTGGTTCTTATTTTTATGCGACCGTTAATTCTTATAATTCACAAAGTGGTATTATTAGTTTTTCTGTATTATCTGGACTTTCTAATTTAACTGGTATTTTAAATACGACAATTGATTCGTCGAATAGAATTCTTTGGTATAATTATGGTAATGCTACAATAAATTTGGGAGCTAATATTATGAGTGGTGCCCAAGGGCTTTCTGGCGCACAAGGGCCAGTGGGGCCTCAAGGACCATCTGGAGTTCCTCAGCCCCTTAGAAATTCTGGCTCTAATTTTAATTGGAACGCATTAAATCAATCCGTTGTATTGGAACCTTCTGGATATGATGTATTTAATTTATTAATTACTGGTAACGGAACTTATGGAGGATATAGCGTAGGGATAGATTTTGATTGGAAATATTTCAATACTGGTCAATCAGTATTATTAAAGATAAGAAATAGCGGAGTTCCATATATTGATCCTCCTTTATTCTTTTTCTCTGGTAATAGTGCTAATATTAAATGGCCATCAGCGGCTTTTTCTTACCCTTCGAATGGGGAAGCATATATTTATACAATGTTAAGATTTCCTGATGAGAATGGTAGTCTCTCATGTTATGGAACATATTCCAATCCTTATTATTAAAATTTTATGAAAAAGAAAACAAAAAAAGTAACAAATTTACAAATTACTGGAGCACATGGCGAAGCATCTTCTTTGGGAACTAAAAAACCCACCAAGAAAGGTAGTAAGTCTTTTGATCCCGAAATGGTTTCGGAAGCGTCTGCGGGTCCTACTGGAGGAATGAGGAGAGACGTGGCGGGCAGTATTGACCGTACAGATCGATTTATTAATATTGATAATGGTCTTGTACCATTTAGAAATTCAAATGCGATCTATGGCCCAGCCAGTTCGTCTGTAGATATTCGCGATGCAGTTATCCTTTGTCAGAAATGTTACTGGAATTATGCTCTTTTTAGAAATATTATCGATTTGATGACTGAATTTTCAATAGATGATCTCTATTACAAAGGCGGGACTAAACAATCTAGAGCATTCTTCGAAGCTCTTTTTAATAAAATTAATATTTGGGATTTACAAGATAAATTTTTTCGCGAATATTATCGCAGTGGTAATGTATTTATTTATCGTTTTGACTCAGACGTAGATCCTAAAGATATTAAAAAACTAGTTCAAAGCGTAGCTTCTAAAAAAGATATTGGTAATTCTGTCGGAGATCAAAATCAACCCATTTTAACTAATAAAAATAAAGTTAAAGGAGACACGGGGCTGGATGACGGTAATCATATGGGTTATCCAACTGGATACCCAAAGGGCAAGAGTGGAGACAATAATCCGCTAACAAATGACGAACCAATGAAATTAGAAGTCGAGCCAATGAAAATGCCAGCTAGATATATTATTTTAAATCCTGCTGATATTAACATGCTTGGAACAGCTAATTTTTCTTATGGAATTTATTACAAGGTTCTGACTGAATACGAAGTTTCAAGACTACGTAATCTTCAAACGGAAGAAGATATTGAAGTATTTAATAGCTTGCCTAAATTTACTCAAGACCAAATTAAAGCTGGTGTTCGTAGCGTTTATATTCCTTTGGATACAAAAAAAGTTAAAATAGTCTTTTATAAAAAGCAAGATTATGAACCATTTGCTGTACCGATGGGCTTCCCAGTTCTTGAAGACATTAATGCTAAAATTGAAATGCGCAGAATTGATATGGCCATTACTAGGACAATGCAACAAATTGTTTTATTGGTTACCACCGGAACAGAACCAGAAAAGGGCGGTATTAATCAGAAAAATCAAGCAGCTTTAAAAGCTATTTTCGCTAATCAATCAGTCGGCAGAGTACTAGTCGCTGATTATACAACTAAAGCCGAATTTGTAATTCCTAAGATTGCAGAATTGCTCGATCCTAGAAAATATGAGATTATCGATAAGGATATTAATATAGGATTAAATAATGTTTTCTTGGGTGGTGAAAAATTTGCTAATCAAGAGAATAAAATGGAAGTATTCATTAGACGTTTACAACAGGCTAAACAGGCTTTCTTACAACATTTTTTAATACCAGAAATTAAAAGAATATCTAAATCTCTTGGATTTAGAAATTATCCTACTCCTTATTTCGATGATAAATCATTTAAAGATGAAGTTTCTTATACTAAAATATATTCTCATTTGATTGATATCGGCGTTCTTACCCCAGAACAAGGTATTACCGCTATACAAAACGGTCGTTTACCAGAAGTTGATGAACTCGAACCAGAACAAGAACAGTATAAGGTTTTAAGAGATAAAGGTTTATATGTCCCATTAATTGGCGGCCAAAAACAAGATCCCGCTGGTGGCGCTGGTCGTCCAGAAGGGGCAACGGCACCTCAATTAACCAAAAAAATATCTCCAATCGGTACTAGTAAGGCGAGCGAAGAAAAGCCAGAAATTAATTATAGTTTAATGAAATTGAAGGACAATATGATTTTGGCTCAGGGAGTAGAGCAAGAAATATTTAATTTCTTGAAAAAGAAATATAAAATCAAAAAATTATCTGATGAACAAACTAGTATTGCCTCAGAGATTCTTAATATTATTATTGCCAACGAAGAACCTCAAAATTGGACGAAGACAATAAAAGATTATTGCGAAGCTCCGATGGATAAAAACGCCGAAAGGGTCAAGCATGTTTTGGCAATCGGTGCGGAACATCAAGTAGATAATTTTATGGCTGCTTTGCTCTATTGCAGTAAAAAATAAAATGTCATTTGGGACTTTTACTTTATTCAATTTTTATCAGCAGCCTAATACTG